TAATAAATTTCATGATACGTCCTTCCATCCACTATCGTAGATAAGCGTTGGTTCAAGCTCTTTTAACTCTTTAGGAGTTAATGTGTTAGCAATCAAAGTGTCCAATGTTGGACGGTTTTCTTCATGTGCCTGTGACAATTCAATGAATTGTGCCATAGCTGCATCCAGCATATACTGCTGAATGCTTGCTTGTGTTTTCGGTAACAAGTACCGAATGGATGTGCTATTCCTACGGCTCATGCCACTGCCTTTGCTGCAGGAATAGCCGCCATCAGATCTTCAATGATCTTTTCAAGATCCAAGCCATTGAGTTCAGCTTGAGCAATGATGGTATTTACCATCACTTTGTGAGTGATCTTCACTGGTGCCTTTTCTGCTTTAGCAGGAGCCTCATCAGATTGTCCAACATTGGACGGTTCTGCTTTAGCAGGTTGATCTTCATCACTGCCTTTGGCAGCTTTACGCATTGCAGCTTGTAAAGCTGTAAGAGATGAGCCTTTGAAATTGCCATTGGCAATAAACTCACGACACTCCTTTTCGTTTTCAACGAACCATAGAGCCTCTGAACGACGACGACGATCAATTTGCTGAATACCATGAGTCCGAAGGACATGTGTTGGTATTTGACCATTATCGGAACTAGACTGAGCCTTCAACTCTTGTAAGAGTTTACCCAAACGAGTGTCAAAGCCATTGGCTTTAATGGTCTGTTTCAGACTGTTAGTCTGTCTCCAGATTGATCCAAGGGCTTTGCCCTCTTTCACTAAAGCGTCGATTGAAGTTCCTGAAGTTTTAGTTAATTTTGCCATTGGTTGGCCCTTTCTCTATCTCTAATGTTACATAAGAGAGTTTACTTATCTCTCTCACCCTAAAGGGAGAGATAATAAACTATCTGTAACATGGAGAGATAGAGTAGTGATTTGCTGCTTCATGTGATCCTCTGCGCCTGTCGTTTCCCGTATGACTGCAGTAATTACAAGTAATTACGAAGTTCGTGCGCTAAACTCGTGAGGCTAGTTTGGGTTGGGCAAACTGTTGGTGTTGCATATATATCACAGTATAACTGTGGCATGTCCAATGTTGGACACTGTTGGTTTGAATATGATGTGACCATCACCATAGGTGGTAGGGTATAAATATGCATCGGCACCGTTACACACCACCACTATGAAAATATGATGTGTTTTTTCATACTTTAGTATGGCAACTGATTACATAACAGTTGTCGCACCATTGTAAGCTGTTGAAATTGCTAGGGTTCCTCATACGCTGGTGTAATGTGTGTCACATTATGTGTGCACCAACGACACATACACCTGATGTGCGCTATGTATGTGTGTCAGGTAGGGGTGGGCAGGGGCCATGCGGGGGGTGTACGTTATATATACATGTATCCATACACAGATCAGGAAAATGCACTGTTAACCACTATACACATAAGGTGGTTTACACAGTCCTATGTATGTTATACTATAACACAGTACGTGGTATCACTAGGTAACGGAATGTTTCAGTATATCACATAATGTTACAATAGTACGATTAGGGGTTGACATGTATCATAGAATGTGTAAAACTATATATGTTAGTTAGGGTAGGGTCACTATAAGTGATACACGTACAGTACACACTTACAATCACATATAATAATCTCTTAAATATACAGTAACTATAAATATACTTTAAGTACACACGTACAGTGATATACTTATAGTGACTATCTCCGAAGGTAACACTTGTAAATGAAAACTTGCCGTAGGCGAGTCTATTTCGTATTTGTACAAATTAAGTATTGACAATGGCAAAGAAATCAGTAAAACTATATACAGACAATGTTCTTGAAGAATTTTACCGACACGTATTAAATGGTAATCTTGAAGACTTACATATTCCCCATAGTGATGTATTTTATGTAAAGACTGCAGTGGAAGCCCACTACGGTCGTACATTTACGTTAGAGCATGTAGAGTGGGCTATGAGAGCAGAAGGTTGGACTGACGAAAAATGAGTATACCTGAAAGAGTTAAAACTAAAATGAAAGAGGAAGGACTCTCTGGTGTTAATAAACCTAAGAGGACACCTAAGCATCCTAAGAAGTCACACGCTGTAATGGCTAAAGAAGGTGATACATATAAATTTATTAGATTCGGACAGCAGGGTGTACGTGGTGCTGGTAAGAGTCCTACAACTGCAAAAGATAAAGCTCGTAAGAAGAGCTATTACGCAAGACACAATGCTCAAGACTCTAAGCCTAGTAAGCTGAGTGCGAGATATTGGTCGCATAAAGTTAAATGGTAATATAGGAGATATACCAATGGGAATATTGAGTGCAGCAGCTAAGGCCGCTAAAGCAGCTAAGAAATCTAAAGTAGGTGTACGTACTAAAGATGTACCTGCTAAAACTAAAGCTGCTATGGAAGAAGCTGAGAAAAAACTTAAAGCAGCGGCAGAAAAAAGTAAACAAGGTAAAGCTAAAGCAGCAGCTAAGGTAACAGAGAAAAAAGGTTCTATTGCTAAAAAGATGACTGTTAGTGCTACTGACATTAAGCAAGCTAAGACTGCTAATCAATTTTCTGCTATGCAAAGACGTATTGACGATATGCCAGAGGGCTTACGTAAAAAGACAATGCAAGATATGTTGGATAGACAAGTTAAAGAATTTGAAAAAATGCAATCTGAAGAAGTGTCACGTGCTTCACGTAAATCAGCACAAGCTGCTGCAGATCGTAAGTCTAAACCTGTAACACTTCCAGAAATGCCTTTTGCTAAAGGTGGACTCACTAAACCTACTGCAGATCAAACTGGCTTAAAGAAACTACCTACTGCTGTACGCAATAAAATGGGCTATATGAAACGTGGTGGCAAAGTTACTAAAGGTCACGTAGATATGCGTAAAGGTGGCTTGTTCTACTAGTGAGCATAGAGAGTGATATACGGGATTGGTCACGTAAAGTATTAGAAATACCAAATGATACTTTAGGTGGCCTACCCGCATGTCCTTATGCACAACAAGCTTGGAAACAAAATAAAGTAAATGTAATAGAAACTAAGCACCTTGGTATTGAAGCTATTACACAAGCTAATTTGTTTGACAATACGTATGACTTAGTTATAGTTGCTTCATATTATTTTCCTTCTCCATTACAGCTTAAAGAGTTTACTACATTTTTAAACGATACATATACACCTAAAGATTTGCACATAATGGAGTTTCATCCTGACTATGGTGCAGAAGATGCAGACTTAGACTTTTTGTATGAACATGAGTGGGAGTCTGACATAGAAGATGAATACGCTATGTTGTTTATTCAGTCTTTAAGTAAAGTAGATGACGCAAGTTTACGACTAGAAAAGTTAGGATACTATGATGTATATCCTAAAGATGAGTATGAAGCACTCGTATTAGATAGAAGAAAACGGAGACAGAAACAATGGCAATGAAACCTAGAGCAATGAAAAAGAAAACACCTATGCGTGGTGGCGGTATGGCTGCAGCTAAAAAGAAACCTATGATGCGTGGCGGTGGTATGGCACCTAAAAAGAAAATGATGCGTGGTGGCATGGCTAAGAAAAAGAAGTAATGTGGATTGCAGTTGTTCTAATTTGCATTTCCCCTACTAATGTTAAAACTTGTGATGTGCTAGTTCGTACTGATCAGGGGTTTTTTAGTAAGGCTGCTTGTATTACTCAAGTAGAAGAAGACGTAAGCAATATGACAAACGGCAGAAACTTTTATGCCCGTTATCAATGTTATCAAATGCAAGGTACAACTTAAATGACCCTTATATCTCACTTTCCTTTACCTAGCTTTCCTTTTCAAACACATGAGAATATTATATTTGAGAAAGCAGACAAAGATAGGTCTAGTAGAAATAATGAAGAGTACAAACCTAAGCAACCTAATCGTATTACACCAGATACACCCGTAGAAGATTTAAAGCTAGTGAATCAGATGTATGCATATAATCCTAACCCAAACAAACTACGTACACCAGATGGTCAGATCGTAGATTTCATAATAGCGTAGTGAAAGAAAAAATAAATGGTAGCACTTTCTTATGATACCGCAACTGAAAGTATTGCAGTTACAGCCACATCAGGTGGGGCAAGTAGTAATGTAGTGTATACTTGCCCTAATAACCATGATGCTATTATTACATTTTTGCATGTAAGTAATGGGGCTGTATCTACTGGTACTATATCTATTCAGTGGTATCATAAAGAAAATGATACCTATTACACTATAGTAGATAATAAATCTATTTCAGGTCAGGATGTATACAACATGATTACCTCTGATAGGTTGTACTTACATCAAGGTGATAAGATTACAGCTTTTAATGGCGGTGGCACTATGGGTGTTACTGTATCTGTAGAAGAGCACTACAATCCTAACAGGCGTTAATTGCATAACGGGGTTGCAATCTTGTCTATAGTATGCTATAACTAAGTATGATATAACTATCTCCATAAGGGTAAGTAATGCTTACCTTAATATAATATAGGAGATAAAATATGTTTAAACGTATGTTTAAGAAACTACAAGAAAATCAGCAACGCAGAGCCGACTATTGGATTCTTATGAATCTAAATGATAAAGAACTGCATGACATGGGGATCAGTCGTGGCGAAATCCGTCAAAAAATCTACGGTCAAAAAGTCTAAGTCTCGTGTAAATGAGGCAGGAAATTATACTAAGCCTACTCTGCGCAAACGTTTGTTTGAGCGGATTAAACGGGGAACCAAAGGCGGGAAGGCAGGTCAATGGTCTGCACGTAAAGCCCAACTCCTTGCTAGTGAATACAAAAAAGCGGGTGGGGGCTACAAGTAATGGCCCTTGCTAAATCACAAAAGTCTTTAAAGGCATGGACTAAGCAAGATTGGCGAACTAAAAGTGGGAAGCCTAGTGCTAAAACTGGTGAGCGTTATTTACCTGCTAAGGCTATTGAGTCTCTTAGCAGCAGTGAGTATGCCGCTACAACCAGAGCTAAACGAAAAGGCACGAAGGCAGGTAAGCAGCATGTGGCTCAACCTAAAGGCATTGCAAAGAAAACCGCTAGATACAGGAGAACCTGAGTATGGCCCATACTATTATTGATGACTACAAATTATTTCCACGACTAATGATGTTAGTTGTGACTATTCTTACATATCAATCTGTACATTGGTATATGGCACTTCCAGACCCCACTAATGGACAAGCTGGCCTTGTATCTGTTTGCATGGGCGCATTAACAGGTTGCTTTGGTATTTGGATGAATAAAGAAGCAAAAACAGATAGAGGTAGTAAATGATTCAAGCATTTATTGGCCCGATAGCAAATTTAGCAGGAACATGGTTAAATGGTAAAGTTGAAACTAAAGCTGCCGAAACTAAAGTTAAAGTTGCCAAAGCTGAAGCTGAAGCACAGATTATGCTTAGTCGTGCAACTAGTGAAGCAGACTGGGAAAAGATTATGGCACAAGGTAGTCAGTCTTCGTGGAAAGACGAGTGGCTGACTATTTTATTTTCCATACCACTAATACTTGTATTTACAGGTGACTGGGGTAGAGAAGTAGTGCAAAATGGTTTTGTAGCATTAGATAGTATGCCTCAGTGGTATAGCTACACATTAGGTGTAATTGTTGCTGCGTCCTTTGGTGTACGTTCAGCTACTAGATTTTTTGGGAAGAAGTAATGGCATTTAAGTTAAGCAGTAGAAGTATGGGTAAGTTAGAGGGTGTAAACGAAGGTTTAGTTGCAGTCGTAAAGGATGCTATTGGTATTACTAAAGTAGACTTTGGTGTTACCTTTGGACTACGTACTTTAGAAGAACAAAAGAAACTATACGAATCTGGTAGATCACAGACTATGAAGTCTAAGCATCTTGAGGGTCGTGCTGTAGATCTAGTCGCATATTTTGGTTCAGACATTTCTTGGGAACTCAATGTATATGATGACATCTGTGATGCTATGGCTGAAGCTGCTAGAAAGAACGATGTAGCAATTAAATGGGGTGCTGCATGGAGTGAAGGAGATATTAGAGAGTATGCTGGTACTGCAGAAGATGCAATGAACGCATACGTAGATCTCCGTAGATCAGAAGGTCGTAGACCTTTTATTGATGCCCCACATTTTGAAATGATGTAATATGGCTCGTGAATTAACAGAACGTCAACAAAAGTTTTTAGATGTACTTATGGATGAGGCAGGTGGCGATGTTACTATGGCTAAAAAACTTGCTGGGTATTCGCCCAATACACCTAACCGTGAAATAACTAATAGTCTTAAAGAAGAGATCTTAGATGTTACGCATAGCTACTTGGCACGTAACGTTCCTAAAGCTGCAATGGCTATGGTTAGTGCTTTATATGATCCTACTGAGCTAGGTATTCGTGATAAGATGGCAGCAGCTAAAGAACTACTAGATCGTACTGGCTTAGTAAAAACTGAAAAGATGCAGGTAGAAGCTAAAGGTGGCGTTATGTTAATGCCAGCTAAACAAGCACAGGATGACGATGACTAAGCCATTAGGACAATGGAAACTACCACAACCGACTGACCTACAAGAAGACAATGAATGGGTTCCTATTCCACGTGTAGCAAGAACAATACCATTTGGATATGAATTAGATCCAGAAGATGATGGAATACTCTTGCCAATTGATAACGAACTTGATATGCTTGTTAAAGCCAAGAAGTACTTAAAGCAGTACTCGTATCGTGAGGTTGCCAACTGGCTAACCCGAAACACTGGAAGAACCATATCTCACGTAGGATTAAAGAAACGGTTAGATAATGAGCGAAGAAGAAAAAACAAAGCTGGAAGCCTACGCAGATGGGCAGACTATGCGAAAAAGGCAGTC